GAGCCACGTCGTGGCGATCCACGGCTTGCCGACGCGTGGGACTGGCTTGCCTGGGCGCGGTTCGACCATCGCAGCGAACGCCATCACCCGGCCTGCTCGACCTTGACGACGCGCGGCTTCCGCACCGGCTTCTCCTGTCGGAGCGCCTTGATCGCCATCTCCAGCGCGGCAATGTCGCGGTGATGGGCATCGATGTCGCCCTGCAGTTTCTCGATCGCTTTCTCGACCTGTGAGAGCTTTGCCACGTCACATCCTCACGATTTCAAGGGTGAATCGACCCTTCGGATCGACCTTCGTGTACTGCTTTTTGATGTCGTCCGGGACGTCGAGGCGCGATTGCTTGCCCCACTTCCCGCGTAGATGGAAGTGCCCGACGACGCCGTGCTCGACCCCGCGGAGCCACCTCTTGATCTGGTCGTCGAGTTCATTGAATTCCTTCCCGGCGGCCTTCAGTTCTTCGCGCCGCTCGAGGGCGGCTTCAAGTCCAGGCGTCGTGAGGATCTGCGGGACGTCGGCGGAGAGCGGCGGATTGCACTCGTGGCCGTACCACGGGCACCGCTGACACTCGTCAGGTTCGCCCTGCAGAAAATCGGGCAGGGTGCCGTGTTCGACGTGATCGAGCGCGCGCTCGGCGCGAACGAGAAAGTCCTCAACGCGATCGAGATTCGACTCAAGTTCCACCGGCAGTAGCTTCGGAATGCCAGACCGATCCAGCAGCAGGAACCCGTAGGGCTCGCCGGCGCCGTAGAGATACGCCAGCAATTGGTGCGCGCCGCTCCGCGTCCACGGATTGTCGAAGAGGTCGCTGAAGGTCTCAATGCGGTCGACCATCATCGACGACCAGGCTTTGACTTCTAACGGTGCGCGTGTGCCGTTCACCTCGACGCGTGCGTCGACCTTCCCGACGATCGCGACGCGGCTCTTGTGGTCCTTCAGCGAGAAACGCTCCTGCTGCCCGATGACTCTGAACGGAGGCTCGGCGTCGCGGCCGATGCGCTGCAGGTCGGCAAGGAGATCGCGCTCGCGATCGTCGCCACGACGGAACTTCGCTAGGACTTCCGGCGGCCACGGCGGCAGGCGATCAGGCACCGTGAGCTCGTACACCATGCGCCGATCGCAGACCCGCCAGCCCGACGCGTACACGTAATCGTGCGGCGTCTGCGGGCGCTGCTCGCGCTGCAGGTAGGCCGCCCAGGCGCGCTCGATGCCGCTGGCGAGGTCGTAGGGCGAGAGCGAGACGGCGGCGTCCATCCCTAACCCTCCTCGCCGGGCTCACGTTCACGTAGCGTCGGCTGTGCGGGCTGCTTGGCCGCTGCGGCAGTCGATTGCGGCGTCGGTCCAGCGGCGGCCGGCGTTGCTTGGGCGGCCTTCGACTGCTCCGCCCATTTGTCGGCCTCGATCGACCACTGCCGATCGGCGTGCTGCTGATAGTTCGGGCACCCGTAGAACGCCGGGCGCCCATCCTTGCCGGGCCGGTACTTCGCGGTCGCGCCGCAGACGCCGCACTTCGGCGGCGCGATGTTCGGTTCGTTCGCGGCATTGGCGCCGAGCCGCTGATCACGCGTCCCGAATCCGCGCCCGCGTCGGCACTGGTCGATCTTCTTGCTTGTGCCGGCCCACGCATCCTGAATCTCGGCCACCGGAACCGACTTGAGCGAGGCGAGCTCGCGCGTGATGTTGCCGTCGAGATTCGCGCGCGTGGCCTTCCTGACGGCGAGCTCGAGCGCGGCGCCTTCCTTGTCCTTACAGAAGTCGTCCTTCGACGAGCGGCCGCCCTCGATCTCTTCGACGACCTGGCGCGTGAGCTTGCAGCGACCCGACCCGCGCTGCAGGTACATGAAGTCCTTCGGATCGTTCGTCGCAATCTTCTCGGGCGCCGAGACCTTGAAAACTTCGATGCCCCAGAAATCCCGCACGCGATCGGCACCAGCATCCTGCAGGTAGCCGACAATCTGGCCGCCCTGCTCGTCTGGCGACTTAAACAGGATCCAGTCTTCCGGGTGCGTCGCGCGGATGGCGGCCTTGCGGACGGTTGCTAGGATCAGATTGCGCGCTTCGATGATCTCGATCGCTTCGCCCTTACGGGCGGCGAGCTCGGTCACGTCGACAGGCACATCGGGGCGCCGTAGTTCGAGCGCCTGGCCGACGACTTCAGGTTCGATCGTTGCTGTGTCCATGAAACTCCTTTACGACCACCGAGACATCAACGCATTCAGCCGGGCGCGCTGCGCCGATTCGTTCTCTGGCGCAGGCGGCACGATCGGCATGCGGATCACGACGCCGGGATGACGATGCTTGCCGACGCGGAGCGGCCCGCCCAATGCCTGTACCCACGCGGCCGCGATGCCGACGACGAGGCAGAGGATCGCGGCAATCGCGATCGAGTCGTGCGCGACGATCAACTCGAAGAGGGTGTCGGCGAATGCGGTCATGCGGGGACGCCTTTCTGCATCTCGTTCAATTTGATGATCTGGGCGATGAGTTCGATGATGGCGGAATCGATCGCGGCAAATCGCGTCGCGCCGACGCCGATGACCGTGCCGTCGCATCGAGACCCTTCGGTATCAAGCCAGACTTCGTAATCGCCGTTGCCGCCTTCGATGTTAATGACAGGCATTACGATTCGACCCTCACTCCCCACCGGCTCAACCGGCTGAATGATCAACATCGCGGCGATCTGCGCGACCGCGTACAGCATTTCCATGTGCGCCGTGGCGATGCGCGCGTGCTCTTCCGCCGTCGCGCCGACGCAGTGCTCGATCGCTTCCGCACTGTCGAGCATCCGGGTCGCCATCGCCTGCAGCGTGCGGCGTTCTTCGAGCGTCATAGGCCCTCTGCTTTCTCGATGGCGGCGCGACAGGCTTCGTACGCACGCACGGCGTCATTGCGAGCCTTGGCGGCAGGACTCGTTTCCGGCTCCTCTGGCCTTTCCCATTCGCTGAACTCGTCCAACATGAGGCGGCAGGCTGCTAACAGATCCGGCGCGGCGGCGATCAAGCGCGCGTTCGGCAACATCTCTGAGTCACCGTTACCACGCGCGTAGAGGTCGGCGATTGCACCGTGGTCGCTGTTGACCACGCGTTCTTCCGCCTCGTCGAAACGCCACGGCCCTGGCGTATGCGTCGCCTTCGTCTCGACGCTCACGGCTGTTCCTCCGCGAACACGACACCCTCGTTCTTCAGCAGCCGAAGATCCTCAGCCTCTTCGCGTCGACACGCTGCGCAGGTCGGCTCCCGCGGCACGATCGCCTCTTTCGGGACGACGCGCCCGCACGTCGAGACGCAGAGGTAACGCGAGAGGCGCGGCTCGTGGAAGGGTTCGGTGTGGGTCATACACGCGGCCTCCGACCTGCACGATCAATCCGCCGCAGACTCCGCACGACTTCTATCGACTGCTTCTTCGCTTCGATCACCTCGGGTTCGTCGCTTTCGTCGTCGGCCCACCACTTCAGGAGACGAATCGCTTGCCGGATGGTGCCGGGATCATGGTCGTACGCGGTGCGGAGTGGATCTCGCTTCACGCCGTCACCTTCGCCGCACGCTGCGGCAACTCCGCCTTCGCCATGCTCGACGCTCGATTCGGTAGTTGGTGGTGAAACAGTCCGAGCAGCCCTGAGACGAGATCCCGCTGCGCCTCTTCCCGCGACGCCGGCAATTTCACGACGATGTGATCGAAGTGCTCCGCCCCGAGCGCGTAGAACCGCGCCTCGATGTCATCCGGCAGCGCGACGAAGAACTCGAACGTCATCGGCTTCTCGCCGTGCAGCACGCGATGGATGTACGAGCGGTCCTTCCCCATCGCCGCTTCGAGCGCTTCGAACGTCCAGCCACATTCGGAGACGGCGCGCCGGAGGCGTTCGAGCGTCTGGTCAACGGCTGTTGCCCGCTCATCAGTGGACTGGTCACCAAACGATGACTGACGCAGCGCGGCCGAGTTCGGCATCATGCGAGACATGAGGTCAGACCGCTTTCAACTGCGAGCGCTGCGACCGCGCCATCTCGATCGCGGAGCCATGCCCTCGCAGCCACGCGTCGAGCTCTCGCACGTCGAAGCGGTACAGTCGCCCGACGCGGCAGTACGGCAGCTTGTATTCGCGCACCAGGCGATAGAGCGCGGACTCCGATCCGAGCTTCAGGTACGCGATGGCTTCAGCGCTGGTGAGGTACGGCGAGGCGACGGTGTTCACGAGGCCACCGCCTTTCGTTCTGGCTGGTCCCCCGAGTGATCGCTGACCGGGAAGAGTTCCTCCGGTTCGAAG